GTTTCTACATCTTCTTTATGAGCGTTCAAACTGTCGTAGACTTCCTGCATTACATCAAATATTTGTTCATGCGCTAAATTCTGAGTATCTTCGTTTAATATCGAAGTATCGGTAAATTCAACCATCCTTTCGTTTATCGGCGTTGTTCTTACAACAGAAACCAAATCTCCCGATGATAAAGTATCAGATATTTGAATTTGTGAACTTGTTAAGTAAGTATAATTTTGTGTTTCTTCACCATTGATAAAAACTTTGATATGTTCTTTATCAATATAAGAAAAAGGAATGCTGAAATTAGCACTCCCGCTTGAATATGTGTAATTTACACGAGAATAATATTCTGTCATTTATTTATAATCTCCTTTATTTGTTTTTGTGCTTCCTCTAAACTGATTTCGCCCTCTGAAAGTCTTATTGTAATGATATCTCTTTCTTTTAAAAGCTCTTTGTCCGATTTCAAAACTTCATCATTAAAAGATTTCTCAAAAATTAAAACCTCAGGTTTTATATCCGCTTCAATATTTTCAACATATCTTATCGCATCATTTATCCCTATAAATCCGTTCATAAGCAAATCCGCAACATCAATAAGACTTAATTTGCCCGTTAATGATTTGCGCTCAATTTCACATAATGTATAGATATCGCTATTCTGAAAATCTATAAGGACAGACTTTGATGACAGTAAAAAATTGAAAAACATATCATCAGATATATTATATTTGTTCATCAAAGTAATAATCACATTGTCAATAATCTCAACATTACTGTATCTATTGGATTTATACCATTTGAAAAATTCTTTTAATGCCGCTTCTCTGTTTCGATATCCGCAAATAATGTTGTACTGCATAATTTTTTGCTGATTTTCAACGTATAAATTATGTGCAGTCAAAAACATTTCATTTATACTATTTTCAAAATCCGGAATGAGTTTAAAAATATTAAATCCTTTAACTTTCAAATCCTTAAAAGCATCTGCTGCCGTTTTAGCTTCCAATAAAATTGAATAGTTAACTAAATAATTGTATAAACCATTATACAATACTTTTGATGCAATATCATCTTTAGGAAAACCTAAATCAATACATTCTAAGGTTTTTGCTCTCAAAACTTCTTCAATCTGCACTTTTTTATCTTTTTCTTCATGTAAGTAAAATAAAACGGCATTAAGTTTAAAAGCTAAATCCTCAGCGTGCTTTTCAAGACAATTTTCATATATAATCCGGCTTTTATTATCCGTAAAAATTTCGTATGCCCTGTCCGCATCATATTGAAATTGTTCAATAAACTGAGCATAAGTTCTTACGGGAATATTTGAATTTTTAAACTTTTCAGTTAAATCTTTCTTTATAATATTAACGTAATCATAAAATTGCTCATCGGACATACTGTTAAAATCAGGATTTGAATACATACTATCAAGCGATGCTCTGTATATATCCTGCGCCAGCATAAAATTGTAGTTTTCTTCAAGATAAGGATTATACCTTGCCGTATCTTTTTCATTAAATGATATATTACGCCAACTTTCCCGATTTTTTAAAATTTCCTGCCTGTTAATATTCAAACTGTCGTCATATTTGATTGGTGCATAAATCCCTTTTGCGATATTTAACACCATTTGCATGTTTCTTCTTGAAATATCCGATTCGGCAGAATTCGGAAATTCAAAATCATAAGTATTTTTCATTTTGTTCCTTTCTTCTTTCATTATCTTTATAGAAGTTAATCATACTGTCAGACAATCCCCTTATCCCTCTAAGCAGACTTGATGATACACGATTCTGATAATTCCTTTTTTGTTGATAACTGTACTGGTTAAAAGTATTCAATCTTGCATATCCTAAATCGCCCAGTTTGTCGTTATAGGCAAGTCCTTTCATCTCCAAATCTCTCGCCGAAAGATAATCATTCACTGCCATTGCTCTGTCATAACCTCTGTAAAGATTGTCTACGGTATTTCCATTAACCCCTAATGATGCCATCTTTGCTTGTGCCGAAGCTCTCAACTGCATATTTCTTAAAAGAGCCTGTTGTCTTTGAGATGCATTTGTCAATTGCTCCTGTGCATAAGCGTTATTTAGCTGCTGTGTTTGTCTTGCATAATTATTATTGATTAACTGATTTCTATAATTTGAATACTCTCGGTTTGTTCTGTCTTCAATCATGCCGGCTATACTGCTTCCAACCATGCCTGCACCTTGCAAACCTAATCCTACTGCTCCTATGTTGCACATTTTTATTTCTCCTTTCTTTTATGTTGATAGCTTTTTGAGCTTGCATAGAACTGCAAAAATTCATAACCGTTTATAAAGACAGGTTCAGCTATCGTCAAACCTGCCTTTTTTATCCAATTTATATGCGTTGTGTTTCTTTTATCCACTGCATTAATGAGTATATCGTATCGTTTTAAAAACCTTTTTATAAACCTTCGTCCGTGTTTTAAAAAGGTTAAAGCGTGATGTTTCATCTCATCACTTCCGAGAAACCATATTGAACCAAATCCTTTAGGTACAAAGTGTCCTGTTACTCCGAACATACAAATTATCTTACCCTTATACCTCGCCGTAAAACATTCGTCAGACCATATATATCCTCTCAGAAGTCCTTGTATACCACTCAAATTAAACACTTTTAACTCTCTTAAATCATCTTTTCTTAAATAAGGTGCTAATTTGAATGTATCATCAAACTCCGATTTTTTTACGATTACTCCTTCAAATTTTTTCTTCATTTTTACCTTCCTCTCATTATGAAATCTCCAAGCCATTCCAATGATAAAAAACAACTCGGCATATATCCGTCATTAATTACATTGATATTTATATCCTCATTTTGAGCAATAACAGGTAATAAAAACGTACCGCTTGAAACATTTAACTGCCCCAAAGTTGATGATTTCATACCCAAAATTTTGCCCGTAAATTCAAATGACGATTTTATATTGGTGCTGTGTTCAGGTACTACCTCTATTCTGAAATATCCGGTATCAGTATAACAAAACTTGATATCCCTGAGCATTAGTATACCTTCTCTAACCTTCAATCCGCCGTTTGATGATTGCTGCCTTAAATAGATTTTGGACATCTGCCAAAATGATTCAAAAGTATTACCGACAATTAAAGCTTCATGTTCACCTTCTACGGTCAAAACTTTACCTTCCGACTCATAATTAAGCGGAAATCCGTTCGGCTTCAATACCGTAATTTCATTATCAGGATAATAAGGCAAAGTTATTGTTGTCTTTGAGTTATTTGATGTCAAAGAGTTATAATAAACTTTTCTGTCCAAATAAAAAAGATAATTCATATTTTGTTCTCTGTTATTTGGCGAAAAATTCATTCTCTCAAGATATATCCCGTCAGAATATTGAACGGTTAAATATAGAAAATTCTCTTTGAAATCGACATTTAATATTTTTGCATTTTTAAACTGCCACTCACTCCAAGCTGACTGCGCTTTTTGTCCTGTTGTATAGTAATAGTTATAAACATAAACAGTATCCGTTTTTTCATCTGTTAAAAAACAAGCCATAGAATTTGCACTACTGCCTGCAATTTTGTAAATGTTTTTAGGCAGGTAACTCGGTACATGCTCCGTTATATCTCTTGCATCTATCGTATATGACGATGTAATATATATCTCCATAACTCTTGAATATTCACCGTTTTCAAATACAAAAAAGCCTGTTGAGCCTGCATTAATCGGCTTGCAATATTTTGAACACGGATATTCCATTACCAAATCACAAGCAGCAGTACGGTTTGAGAATACATCCGAACCCTTTATAGAAAATTCCGAAGTTTCGGAAAACAACAAAACTTCTTCATTAAAAGGCAGATTATGTTTCAAAAGAACCATCTTTGAATTTGAACCGATATCAATCGGATCGGTATCTAATTCGGTTAATGTCGTCTTTTTGAAAAATGAAAATATATCCTGAGTATCAGAAAATATAACTTTGTCGGAAGATATAAATCCTAATCTGCCTTTATGAGTGAAAATATCCTGAATTGTATTACCTATAAAAGAAGGTGTAGGTGCAGAATCTTCATCACCTGCCTGTCTTTGCGCCCAATCTATCGTCTGTAAAACAAAACTGCCGTTTGATTGCCTTATGAGTGCCACAGGCATAGTTGTTTTATTTATTTTGTATTTGATACCGGGCGCACAACACTCTTTCCATGAACCGTTTCCAAAACTTGAACCGTCAGAAGTTTCAAATTTTACATAATAATCATCAGCTATATTTATGTCCTCGCCGACTATCTTTATTATAAATCCGTTTGGTGCAACCAAAGGTAAGTATTCAATCGCATCAGCAGATTTGTAAAACGAATATAAATTCCTGTCCGCATTACTATCTTCTGTTTGAATCGTAAAATCTGTACCGTCTAATTTTCTTAAACATATAACCGAACCCTGTCTTTGTATACTCCAATATGTAGTACCCAAATTTGTGATAAGATTGTTTTTTAAATTTTCGGCAATTGTGTTTGTTTTTGTTTTTTCGGCATCGGATGAATCCGTTGTATAACTCGCAACTACACTACCGTTTACGGTAATCTTATAGTCGGTCGCATAATCACCCTGTTTTACGAAAATCAAAGCACTCGCAGGATAAGCGTTTGTAAATAAATCGTCAGCAAGTGATGTTGTAACGGTTTTATTTAATATAAATGTATAATCCGCTATCGTAACGGCAAATAAATCTTTTAAAGGCTGTGTTGTCGTAATATACGAAACAGTATCAGAATTGACCGTTACGGTTTTTTCATTCCCGTTCAAATCAAATACTTTTATGCCCGAACCCGTTAAAAGCAGTGAATATTCTTCATCTTCTTTTATTATTGTATGCACATACGGATGAATAGTTAAAGTATCACAAATACGGCTGATATGCTGTGTCGGCGGTCTGTCTTTCAAACCCGATGAAGGACTGAGCAAATAATTAACCATTTTTTTTGATTGGTTTGGAAACATTAACTTATCAGGCTGCTGCGAAATCCCGCCTATAAAATTAGCTATTGTATCTCTGTATAAGCTCATTAAATAAACTCCTTTATATTACCGTTATACATATCAGGAATCATTGTATATTCACCGATTTCTAATTCATGCTGCTCTAAGGCAACTCTTGCATCCATTAAATCCTCTTGCGTAAATTGACATGCAGCTTGTGAACCCAATTCACGTTTTACAAATTTGTATGCTGCAGCCATTGTTGCATAAGTTTTTGCAACCTCAGGCAGAGATTCAAACGGGAAACAAAATACAACCGATACATCTATCGGTTTTGATATGTTGTATGTGTGTTCAATTTTGTCGTATAATTTTCCCTCTCTTACAACATATCTGTTTTTGTAAACTGTCGGATATTTAATCATATAAACATCCGCAGGGATTTTAATTATCCCTTTATTATCGGGATGAAATCTGTAATTATCTTCAGAATTAAAATCCCAACCCTGAAGCTGAAATCTTTTTGTTTCATCATCAAGTATTTTTTCTGCCGCTATTGTAAAATAGCTCTTTGTTCCCTCTAAAGTGTTTAGAGGCGATTGCCCTATGCACGAAAGCATAGTATTTACGGCATCTAATTTTGTAGTCATTTTTTCTCCTTTCAATTGCTCGCTTGCTCTGTCGCTGCGCTCGCTGTAGACACGCACGCTAAATTGTTGAAATAAAAAAATTTACTTTTCAACAATT